CAAGCTTATTCTGCTCGTCATAAACCTTACTAAGGTCTTCGACCTTAGCATCTCGGTAGATCTTTTTTACAAGATCCATAGAAATCGAAGGTCACCTTCAATCCTCGCGGATTGGAGCGCCTTCTCATCTACACCTAGCTATAGGTGCCGTTAAGGCAATGACAACTGACTTTCTTCTTCCTTCGTGAGTTGGAAGAAGTTTAGTCAGGAGCATATCACGGATACTTCCTGGGACACCCCTTGTGTGAAGCCACTCATTCAGTTGAATGAGTACCCTATGGTCATTCCTTGACCTTAGGAGCAACTTCACTGGTAGAGGTGTGATCTCTTGAGTGCTATCCCAGATCCTTTTACAAAATTCGAGACAGTTTCCTGTCAACGACTTTGAATTGGAGATGGGAACTCCTAGTTGATCAAGTATCTCTCGATACTTCTCGGCTAGTCGATCATCCGCTATAACTATATCGTCACCGACGATACAGTATTTTGGATCTCGAATCCCGAGAGTCTTAGCGCAATATCTCACCACTAAGTGATGAGAAAAAGCGAAGACTGGTCAGGATGAGTATGCACCCATTGGTTGACCAACTGAGTATCTCACCTTCTTTTTACGGAAGATGAAATCTCTATTGGTCATGAGATCATATCACAGCTCGGAGAATCGTATACCGACAAGTTTTGCGACTACCTTCTTTTGAAGGATAGCCGGAAACCTATCGGTGGCTGAGCTAAGATCTATAGAGTGGAAGGAGTGGATACCTTCCGCTTTTCGATCTTGTACTCAGTCCTTGATTTTCTCTTGATTTCAAGTGAAATCTTGAGGTAGTCAAGATAGTAACCTTGCTACCGCTTTGTGAAGCGGTTTTAAGGCTATTTGTGAATAATAATCACAGATAGCGAACACCCTAACCTTACCGCCAGGCTCTTGCTTAAGCGAGAGTCTGGAGTGGTAGGTGGGGTGGTCGTAACTAACGACGCTCTGAGTTTGTCTCAAATCCAGAGATACAGACTCACAAGCCTGTAGCTCAAGGAACTCTTTGAGGATTCTGTCTAAGACAGAATCTTCTCGGAGTGCCAGGGCATCTAGAGTGGCGGTTCTAATCGCCACTCCATTTGGTCCTGACTTTGAGGTAAAGTGATATCTAGGATGATCAGCAAGTTGAATTGGCTTAGCCAATTCAGCTATACTGTCATATATCGGCGATACGGGAACTCCGGGTCTAGTAATAGACTCGAAGTCCGGATCTCCGGGAACAATCAGATCCCTGTAAGCTGAAAGAGCTGTTAATACAGCCCTTCGGCCCTCAGAAGTTTTCGAAAATTTTCGAAAACCCAGAGCTGCTTTCGGTCACCCTT